TGGTGTTTGGTCTGCGGGATCAAATCCAACAGCAGGAGCATATGATAGCAAGAACATTTATTCATTTACTTCAAATGAAAACTGGGAATACCATGGAACAACAACAGCAACAGCGATTCCCGTATATTATACACCGTTAGATTCAGATGACAATGTTATCAATATTACGGATCAAGTGTTTCAAACAAATGCAGACAACAAAATTTTTACAAACCAAGAACGTGTAAACAGGTATGAAAGATGCAGATTCTTAAATAACATTATGGTTATAAGAGGAGACATGACAAATCTTTCTGTATCTGGTGGCCACTTAGTTGTTCCACCTGCCTCAAAGCATATACACCTTACTGGCGCAGCACTTGACTTTAACAAAAATGCACCGACAGATGATCTTAGACTTGCATTTTCTGTAGTCAATAAAGACGGAGAATCAAATGTTCAGCCAGATGAGGTTAGAATAATGATAGAGTTTGCAGAGTCTGATGTTCACGGAACTGGAGAGTGGGCAAGGTTTGAGACAGTAGTTAAAGAGTCTGATCCTGGTGTAGATTTTGCAACTAATAGATATTTTGTTTCACAGAAGTCATTCCAAGATTTATACAAGAGCAACGGTTTTACTTGGAGCGTAGTTGATGTTGTAAAGTTTTATGTTGCAGTAATTAAGAATGGCGCAGTATCAAATAATTATTATGTATGCTTAGATGCATTGCGATTAGAAAATACTACATCTTCAAACCCAGTTTATGGTCTAACAGGATACTCAGTTATTAAAAATAAAAATGCAGAGACGATTACTAAGACTGCTAATACAACTAATCATATTGAGTTTAGGTTTGGGATGGATGTTCTATAGTGGCAGACTCACAAATAAAAAAGGTAGTTATAAAAAAAGAAGATCTTCCAGCATTTAATGGAACTACACAAAAGCACTCTGTAAGATATAGGGTAGTCTCAGAAGACAAGAACAGATCTTCTCATTGGTCACCGTATTACTCTGTATCAAATCCATCTCCAGAGCAATTACAATGCTCTGTAACAGTAACTGCAAATGTAGTGAGCATGGTTTGGAAGCAGCCTACTGGCTCGTTAATTAAACAATATGATATATATTTTAAATTAGATAGTTCTGATTGGGTATATATATCAAGTTCATCGTCAACCCAGTTTTCGACATTGATTGCAGATTCAGTCTCAACCCTGCGTGTTGCTGTACAACTTCCAACATATCCTAAGCAATATTTTTCTGGCGCTGCATTATTTACCTCATCGCCAATATCCGTTTAGTGGTATAATTATATAACCATGGCAAAAATACCTTTACCCGAAAGAGGACAACCATTAGATGTTACATACATCTCTCAGTTGGCCCAGGCAGTCAATGAACTGTCAACAGCAATATCTCCATCAACCTATAAGTACACCTCAATTGATACACCTAATGCTGGTAAGCAAAACATTAAAGCAACAGAGGCAAGAGTAATTGGTGGATATGTTCGTGTTGTTAATAGCGGGACTATAACAGCAGGTGAGGAAAAATCCTTTACATATTCTTTTCCAGGAGAGTTTAAGTACTCCCCAATTGCAACAGCCACACCAATCAATACTGGCAATACTGTTGCTGGAAAAAATGTAACCGTTGTTCTTAAGAGCGTCACAACTTCAGGTCTTGAAGGAGTAGTTAGGTTTAACACTTCTGGAGATGTTTCTGTAGATGTAAACCTCATTATCATTGGCGTACCAAACTAATGCTGAAATGTACAAAGTGTAAAGGAAGAATGTTTCTTGATAGACAGTACAGCACAGTTGGCCACCTTGAAACATATTGTATGTCTTGTGGCAACAGAAATTTTTTTAATCCACCAACAAGTTCTGCGGAGGGTTTATGGCTATTAAAAAGGGAAGTATCGAGAGCGAAGGCTACAATGTCCTCCCTGTAATTCCAGGGAATAAAAAGGTTTGGTTCTTAAATGGAGACTTAGTAAGAGTCCATCATCTCAATAAGTCTAATGGTATTATGTCTGTTTACAATATAACAAAAGATCAAATTGAAAGTTGTTTAATTTCTGATTTTAAAAAGAAGCGTGAACGAGCATACACTGTTAGAGAGACTGCTGATTTAGTTAATCGTCATAAAAAATACATGCCATCATTAATGAGACGAGGAGTCATTCCATTTCCAACGGGATCTCAAAAGGGTGGCGCAAGAGGATTTCAAGTAAGATCATATTACTCAGAATCACAAGTAAGAGAGATCCGTGATATACTTGCTACATACCATATTGGCAGACCAAGAAAAGACAACTTAATAACAAACGATATCACCCCCAGCAAGCAAGAGTTGACACGAAGAATGGGCGATGGTATACTTACATATACGAGAACTGAAGATGGACGATTCATTCCAATCTGGTCTGAGTCTATTTAACGAAGGGTATGAAATGGAAAACGAAGACACAAAGGTATCTGTTACACTTGGATACACGCTTAACCTTGGCAACTTTCAATCACTAAGACTTGATCTTGGAATTGTTGATTCAAGACGTAATGGAGAAACCGTAGATCAGGCTTTTGAGCGAGTCTATAAGTTTGTTGAAGATAAGTTAACCGACAAGATTAACGAAGCAAAGTCTGAAATTAACGAGTAATGGCTGAGCGCAAAGCACCGTCTGAGCGCAGAGACCCGTCCGAACGCAGAGATGCGTTTGCTTTACTCAGTAGGTATAACAAACTTTATTTACAAAGATACGAGACAAAGTCTGGTATTAACATGCATGGAGAGCAATGGGCTTCAGGTAACCTTATAAAGTCTTATGAACTTCAAGGGTGCTATGATTTACTTGACTACTACTTTAGCGTTGCTGAGTCTCCTAACTGGAATGATTTTAAATACCTTGCTGAAAAAATATTTAAGGCAAAGTTAGATAAAGAAAAAGATGAACAAGAAAGAGCAGAGCGTAGAAGAATGGCAAAGGAGTGGCTAAGTGAATAATACAGAGTCCAAACTGATTACTGCAGTTCTTCAGGATAAGCAGATCCATGTTCTTTTACAGGCAAATGTAGATAACCTTCTTAGAACACACGGAGATATCTGGAACTTCATTAGACTTTACTTTGAAAACAATAAGTCTCTTCCACCTGCAGAACTTGTTACTGAAAAGTTTAGAGACTTCTCTCCAATAGCAAACGTTGGAGCAACCAAGCACCACCTTGAAGAGTTACAGGGTGAATACTTAAACGATAGCCTAAAGGACATCTTAAGGTCTGCTGCAACTAATGTTCAGAACAATCAGGGTAATGTTGCATTAAATGATTTAATTACACAGACATCAGAGTTAAAGAAAAATACTTCAGCAATTCGTGACATTGATGTAACAGACTTAGAGTCTGCAATTGCATACTTTGAAAACCTAAAGATTCAACAAGCAGCAGGTCATGTTGGAATTAAAACAAATCTTCCAGGGTTTGATAACTATCTTCCTTCTGGAATTATGCCAGGGCAGTTAGGAGTCTTCTTAGCATACCCAGGTATTGGAAAGTCCTGGATGGCTCTTTACTTTGCTGTACAGGCCTGGAAGCAGGGTAAAACACCACTTGTAATTTCTCTTGAGATGTCTGAGACAGAAGTTCGTAACCGTGTCTTTACAATTATGGGAGAAGGACTTTGGTCACATAGAAAACTATCTAACGGAGATGTTGAGTTAGATACTCTTAAGGCTTGGCACGAAAGACACCTAAAGGGTAAGCCAGAGTTTCATATCATTTCAAATGACCAAGGTGGAGAAATCAATCCATCAGTTCTTCGTGGAAAGATTGACCAGTACAAGCCAGACTTTGTAATCGTTGACTACCTTCAGTTGATGGCTCCTAATCAGAAGTCAGATAACGAAACGGTACGAATGAAGAACCTTTCAAGAGAACTTAAACTAATGGCTATTGGTGAAGAAGTTCCTATCATTGCTATCTCATCTGCTACACCAGATGATGTCAATGATCTTAGCGGTGTGCCAACCCTTGGACAGACAGCATGGTCGAGACAGATTGCCTACGATGCAGACTGGGTTATTGCCTTGGGCCGTGCATCTAATAGCGACATTATTGAGTGTGCCTTTAGAAAGAACCGTAATGGTTTTATGGGAGACTTTCTTGTACAGGTCGATTTTGACAAGGGATACTACAGATATAAAGATTATGAAGATAAGTAGGTATAATATGTTACATGGCAAACTATCACCACAAGCCTATCAAGAAGTTCAACTTGAGTGGAGTAATTCATGATGAATCAGCACTTGGCAGGCTTAAGCAGGAATACATCAGGCTCCTTGAGTCTGAGATGCGCCTGTCTGGATACGTGCCAAGACTTGACATATACCCAGATTTTACATTAGACTATAACCATAAGAAAAAATATTTTGAATTTGAATTAACAGTACACGGAACATATACGGGGAGAAAACAAAGCGAATGGATAGCAGGAATAGACGGAAGCAAGGTAGTGTATACACAAAAGAGCAAATCAAAAGAGTTCTCACAGGAACAGGTGTAACTATCGAGTCTGAGGTTGACTCAGACTACATTATTTTTTGTCCATATCACAATAACAACAGAACCCCAGCAGGAGAAATAGATAAGAACAACGGAACCTTCTTTTGTTTTGCATGTCATCACGTAACTGGATTTATTGAATTTGTTATGCACATGTCTAATAGGACATACTTTGAGGCTGCAAGATTCATAAAGAGTAAAGAAACAGAAACAAGTATTGAGACAGACATTGATAAGGCTCTTTATAAAAAGCCAGAGTTTATAATATTTGATGAGTTAGTTCTTAAGCGTTTGCACAATAATCTTTTATCGTCCGATAGAGCAAAAGATTATTTTAGTTATAGGAAAATAACAAAAGACTCTGCTGCAAAATTTTCTTTAGGCTATTCAGATAAACAAGATATGGTAACGGTCCCAGTGCATAGCCCAGACGGTTTGCCAATTGGATTTGTTGGCAGATCTATTGAAGGCAAGGAGTTTAAAAATACTCCAGGACTCCCAAAATCTAAAACATTGTTTAATTTGCACAGAGTAAAAAGTTCTGGAACAGTTTATGTTGTTGAGTCATCATTTGATGCTATTAGACTTGATCAAGTAGGACTTCCTGCAATCGCTACCCTTGGATCAAATGTTTCTAATATACAAATAGAATTGCTTCAAAAGTACTTCAATGATATAATTGTTATTGCGGATAATGATGAAGCAGGTGGAAATATGAAAACTAAGATAGTTGAAAAACTTGGTTCTCGTGTATCCGTAATACAACTAAATAAACAATATAAAGATATAGGCGACATGGACGATAAGTCAATTAAAGAACTGGACTTCCAGTTTGACAAATCAATACAGTCTATGCTAAACTAACATAACAACACAAAGGAGAAACACATGGCAATACTAAGAGGAATCAAAGAGATGGGCCCAGTACTAGATGGCCCAAAGGGTGGCGACGGCCCAAAGGTTAAGTGGCTAAAACTTGCAGACGGTCAGTCTGTAAAGATTAGATTTTTAGAAGAACTTGACGAAGACTCAGCAAACTACAATACAGAGCGTGGTCTAGCAATCGTTGTATCAGAACACACAAACCCAAAGGACTACAAGCGCAAGGCTGTAGACACAATGGAATCAGAAGGCCGTGACTGGGCAGAAGAAATGCACCGCAAGGATCCAAAGGCTGGCTGGAGAGCACGTCTTCGTTTCTACTGCAACGTTCTTGTAGACGATGGCATCGAAGCACCGTATGTTGCAATCTGGTCAATGGGTATCAGTAAGCAGTCATCATTCAATACAATTCGTGAGTATGCGCTTGAAACAGGAAGCATCTCAAATGTACAATGGAAGTTAAAGCGTAATGGTCAGGGAACTGAAACTAATTACACACTAATTCCATCTGCACCAGATAAGGAACCATTCAACTGGGGAGACATCAAGCCTTACCCACTAGAGTCTGCACTACGCAAGGTTCCATACGCAGAACAAGAAGCGTTCTACTTGGGCTTTGATGGCCCATCTGCCACTTCAGCAACAAACGCTGATTGGTAATATGAACTACGTCGGCTTACATGTCCATACCCATTTTAGTTTATTTGATGGGATTGCTACTCCAGAAGAATACGTTGACCGTG